CCTTGGTCGTGGCCAAAATGGTCGGTACAATTTCGGTATCATTCCTATACAAATTATTAAAAATAGGCTGTATCTGAAAAAAATTAAGATATGGCTAAAAAAAATTATGCTCCAAATTCGAATGACACAATTCTTAGCAGTGTCATTGGCTGGAAACCTCCAGTTTTGCATCAGAAATCAGAATGTTATATCTCCTTCTTGGCGTTTGATCCAGGAGTCAACCGCATGAGAAAGAAAAAAATTATGCTTGACCATATCAAGGGCAAGCGGAACCAACGTGTCTATGCCGACCAGGTTATTAAAAAACTCACCGAGAAACTTATGGCAGGATGGAATCCTTGGATTGAGGAGCTGCAGCCCCTGGAATATACTAAATGGGATGACGTTCTCGACAGGTATAAGTCTTATCTGGCCAAAATGTGCAACGAGGGTAGTATGCGTGAGGAGACTTATGTCGACTATAGCAGTCGTCTCAGAATCCTGGAAAAATGGAAGCAAGAGAAAAGAATAACTCTCAACTACTCCTACCAATGGGACAAAAGTAATGTGAGCAAGTTTCTGGATTACATTTTCATCGACCGGAACAATACTGTACTGACCCGCAATAACTATCTTGCCTGGACTAAGAGTTTTTCTGCTTATCTGTTAGCTCGAGGGTATATACCTAAGAACCCTACAGAAGGCCTGGAACGTATCAAGAACAGGCAGAAGAAAAGCAGAGATGTCATACCGGATTGTACCATGCAGCTCATCAGAGACTACCTACAGGAGCACAACAAGCACTATCTGCTGGCTTGTGAAATCATTCACTACCTCTTCATCCGCCCTCGCGAGATGTCCTATCTCAGAATCTGCGATATCCATGTAAAGACTCAGACAATCACTCTGCATGGCGAGAACACAAAGAACGGCAATGATGCCGTGATCACCTTGCCGACTCATGTCATCAAGCTGATGATGGAACTCAACATCTTCTCACACCCAGGGCAGGACTACCTCTTTTCTGACGGGTTCTGCCCCGGACCAGAAAGAAAAAACGAGAAAATGTTCAGAGACTACTGGACTCGTGTCTTGAGAAAGGAACTGAAACTCTCACCTCGCTTCAAGTTCTATAGCTTGAAGGACACAGGCATCACCAATATGCTGCGGGCAAATGCCGATGTCTTGTCGGTCAGAGACCAAGCGAGACACTCATCTATACTCATCACAGACATCTATACGCCTAAGGATATACAGAAGGCGAATGAGTATATCAAGAACTATCAGGGTATCCTATAATATAATAAGGTGGAGAGCTAACTGCTCCCCACCTTATTATATATATTATGATAGCATATAAAAATATCCCGTGTAAACTGGCTCGATGGCATCGTCCTTGACTTCCATCTCTATCTTCTCGCACACATATTTCTTGTTGCGGATGATGTATATCTTGGATGGATCCGGTATGTCATCTGACTTAAACTTGGCCTCCATGCAGTTTTTATTGTCTATTCTGAGAGCATTATCATGTAAGCAGCCCAGAGTAACAACATCATTAGTAGATTTCGTACAAATCGACAGAGAGTAAGGATACTTTTCTTTAAATGTTCCTCCTCCGTTCCCACCAAATCCTCCTTCGGTACTACCACAATATTCTTTATTTATTCGGTAGTCGGTTTTGAATTTTGGCCACCTAGACTTCGCTCTAACCCAACTAAATTTGTTGTCATCCTGTACTTCTCCTGGAATAATGAAGAATATATTCATGCATTCCTGATCATCTTCGGATTTGTCGAGTGTTGACTCATCATCAATCGCATCCTGCACGGATGTGTAGCTGAATCCGTCATCATCAACATCGCACTCCTTTGAATCCGGCTCCTTATCATTAGGTATTGAAAGAAGGCATCGCTTCTCGTAGTAATTATCTTCCAAGATTGCTGTTTTGAAATTGATATCTTCTACAACTTGTGCTGCAGGAGATATGTTAAGTTTAACATAGTCATCAGAAGAACTGTCCCTGATTAATGGTGACCAAACGCCTGCCAGCTGCCATGTTTTCGAACCCTCATTCTCTACATATATGTAGTAACTACCATTACACTCAATGATGGTCTGTCTTTTTTGTTTTTCAGACCATGACTGTGTTGTCCCTTGGAACTGATTTTGCGGGTCCCAGGTAGCTGTACTATGGACTATTTCAAAATTCTCGAAGACTTTTTTGGAAATAACTTCATAGTTATCTCTGTTTGCAGAATCACCCAGATTATACTCCAGATTTGCTGTAGATGACGTGGAGAAGGATCCGTCTTCGTCGTAGTCCGTTGTGTATTCGGCCAGAGGCTCAATCGCTACGGAATCTGCGGTTGTCAGCTCTGATTTTTTGATAACAGAACAAGTTTTTTGGATATCATCAAAAACAATGGTGGCATTGAAAAGCTTTCGAAATTCCTCTATAAAAGTATAGCTCGACCAATGAGGAAGTGCCCTTCGCAGCTCACGAGTCTTGTAGGCCGATGCGATATACAGGAGGTTCCACGGCTTGCAGTCGAAGTCGTTGCGCTTGAGCGTGTATCCCTCATATTCTACCACTTTACGGAAGATATACATTAAGTTTGGCTGAACAGCCAGGTTCATGATAAATGGTGCATTGTAGCCAATAAATGCTTTCGTTTTAGCTACTCCGACAAAATTGGCAATCATATCATTTGTTTCGTCCCGTACAGGAACAAAACACCATTTACCCTCTACTCCCAGGAACTTCGATTTATCATCATCCAATCTATAGATGTCATTAATCTTCTGAATACCTTTCCATCCTTGAGAACAGCCCTTATCAACTGTATAACCGGGCTTGTCAGCTGTGCCAAACGGAATCTCATCGATGTAGTGCCTGGTCATGCGGTCGTTGAACTTGATGCGGGACTTGCCTCCGACTATCTGCAGTTTGATTTCTTTCTCATTCACGGAGAGTATGGTACCGACACCACTCATGATGAGCTGGCTGTTACAGAACAGTTTGCAGTCATCGTATTTGGCGATGTTCTTCTTGACCTCCAGTCGCGAGACATTCTTAAATATGACACGGTTCTCCAGGATATTCATGGGGAAGGTGATGTCATAGGTGTACTCACCATCATCGGTGACATACTGGTTTGCGTATGTCACCTTGATGGATGATGTAGAAATGGGATAGGCCTTATGGCCATTGATGATGCATGTTATCATATTCCACTACTTATTGTTTAAAATGCGCTGATAATCCTGCAGTCTGCGGTGCAGACCTCTACGACCAGATATCGGAACTTCAACCTCAATGCCATCGTCAAGAGTCTGTGTCAGACGGCTGACGGCTGCATTGACACCATCGAGAGACTGGCGTACCTCGGTGTTATCATTGTTGACATTGACAACAGGAGCCACCACGGTACTGCTGCCCTGTCCCAGAGAACGTGTGATGTCATCAGCGGTCAGCGAGCCGACAGTGTTGGAGCGCTGCGCCTTGTCGATGAGGTCGAGAGCTGGACGGATGGAGGTGTTGTTGACCGCGTTGTGGTTGGCCACAAATTCACCCTCATGGACGATGCCTGCCTGTTTGCGGTACCGGGTTCCTCCGGTGTAACCACCTTCGTAGTACCCTGCTGCCTCTGCCTGGTGCTGCTTCTTGATGGTTGCAATCTGCAGCATACCTGCTGCGGTTGCCATGCCGGCAGCGATTGGCGCCATGACCCAACCTGTGACTGGTATGCTGGCTGCAGAAGAGTAGGCATTGATGGCAGCCATGGCGGTTGATGCGATTGCCTGAGCGATCTCAATCTTCATTGACTTCTTGTTGGCCTTAGACTTGGCAGCGGCTAACTCCTTGTCACGCTTCTCCTCCAACTTTTTCTTCTTTTTCGAGTTGTTGCCTGCTGCTGCAATCTGCTTTTCGTAGTTTTTTGAGATTTTGGCTTGCTCCAGGTCTGAGCATGCCTGAGCGTATGCTGATGCTGAAGAGAGAATATTGTTGATGCCATTGTATGCAGCAGATGTCTGCTGCACCATGTTATCCAGGAAGTTGGCGGTGACCTGCGCCTTGGCCTGCATGTATGCGGCATGGTTCTGCTTGTCGTTGCCATACAACTCCTTCAGCTTCTCCATCGTGTTCTGATAGTTTGAGATCTGCGAGGTGAAGTAGCCGCCAATGCTGCCATTGTCAGCCTGCTGGGAATCACCTGCGGCAGCTCTCGCACTGTCCACCATCTCGGTTGTCTTGTTGTCCACCTTGCGCTGAACGGAACCTGCACCATGGTCCTCGGCATCCTGGCTGGCTCTCTGAGCTGCGAACTGCTTGGAGATCTCCAGCTTCATGCGCTGATACTCCTCCTCCTTGACCAATCCCTGCTTGTAGAGATTGTCAAGGCCGTTGAGGTACATTGTTTCCTGAGCCTGCAGGTCTTGCTTTCCGAACTGCTGGCGGAGTTCACTCAGTTGGTTTTGGTATGACTCCTGCATCTGCAGCTGGTGGTCGAGCTCAGCCTGTTCCATCTCAGCCTTCAGATCCAGCCACTCCTCGCTGCCCTCTCTGTCTTTGTAGAGTGCAAGACGTTTTTTCATGGCTTCGACATCATTCTTATATAGGGCTTCATTGAGAGCGGTATCATTCTGATAGATAGCTGAACTGGCATCATTGTACTGAGCTTTGATGCTAGCCTCCTTTTGGAGGCGTTCACGCTCAATGGTCTGCTCATTCATCTTCTGAATGGCAGCATCATGCTGCTTGACAACATTGACCTGGTTGTCAAGTAACTGCTTGTACTCATTACTCTCAGCTCCATACAACTGCTTCAGCTTGGCAAAACCCTTAATTTGGATGCTCTGTCTGTCATCGATGAACTGCTGATAGGTTTTCTTGCCTTCTGCATAGGCTTTGGCGTTGTCTGCCATCAGTTCGTTGGTCTCAGCCTTGATGCTATCGGCTGCCTGCTTCTGCTTGCGTTTGGCTTCAGCCTGTCGCTTACGTGCCTCGGCTGCAGCTGCCTTCTCTGCCTTGACACGAGCCTTGCGCTCTTTTTCTGAAACCTGATGAGTGCCGGCTGTACTCTGCTTCTTAATGATGGTACCATCATTGCCCTTGCCATTAAAACCATTGTTTCGCCATGGCTCAGGATCATAGACTTCGAAGTGCTGCGACTCCAGCTGATTAATCTTCTCGATGAGCTTCTGCTGATACTGTCTCTCTCGCTCAACACTCTGCAATAACTGTTCCCTGTGGTCAGTAGCAAAGTTAAGTTTTTGCGTTTTACTCCCAGCAAATGGATTGAGACGGTCCCAAAAACTCTTCCAATATCCACGCTTGTCTTTGTCTGCCTCACCTAATAGGTCTTCATTTTCTGCCTGCTTTGCAATAGACTCAGCCAGCTTCTTTTGCAAGCCATCGATGACAATCTTCTTCTTCATCATGTCGATGTAGGACTGAATCTGCCT